AGGTCGCGCCGAGGGCGTCGACGAGGGGGTGGGTGCGGCGGAAGTAGCTGGCGTATCGCCACTCGACCATGCCGGCTGGATCGTTCACCAGCTTGAAGTCGACATCAGCCTCGTGGATGCCAATGGACAGAAGGGCCAGACGGAGTTGCCTCGCGGTGAGCGATGGCAGCGTGGACCTGACCTCCTCAGTCGATGGCGGGACAAAGGGAGATGCGACCGTCGAGGCAGCCGCAAAGGTGTCCCTGCCGTACTCCTCGGTGTCATCTGGAGATGCCGTGAAGGGTATCCAGCCGTAGACCGGGTGGTCGATCTCACAGTCGATGGTGCCGGCGCTGTTGAAGGCGGCATTGCGGTAATCCATTAGGCGATCCTAAGAAAGACTGACGTGAGGCCTCCGGGGAGGACATGGCCCATGCATCTCCACGTTCCCGTGGGAGGAGTGGCGTATTGTGAGTTGTTGGCGTTGGAGTACTTGAGGCTGGACCCGGCAATGGTCTGCCCTGGGACCAGAGTAGGCGAAGCCACGGTAACTCCGCACATTGCGTAGGTTCCGATTGCTCCCACACTCATCCCGGCAATCGCCGCAGCGGAGCCGTTGGTGACCCAATACTGGCCCCAGTCGCTGCCTCTTTGCTCGATCCGGTCATAGACGGCCCCCGAGGTGGCCAGTGGGGTATCCAGTACAGCCGCAGCCTGGGCCGCTGTCATGGCGCGGTGATAGTTGTCAGCACCAGCAGCCGTGGTTCCGAGGGCGTTCTGAACGACGAAATAGGCACCCGTTGAGCCAGACGTTGAGGCGTACTCAGCGCGGAGCAAACGGGCTGTGATGTCGCCTTGAGTGTCACGCGCCGGGATGGTGTTGGCGGTGCCTGCTGCTGAACTGGAATTGAGGCCGTCGAGAAGATCGGCGTCGAGGCCCGAGCCTGCGCCGTCGTTGTTTGCATGCCAAGCCTTGGCACCGAAGAAGTAGGCGATGTTGTTCACAGCGTCGAGCTGTAGGGGGTGAGGCGCGTCCCAAGTCCCACTGTTCGTCCGGTCAACTAGGACGTAGAATTGGTTCGAATTGACATGGACCCAGTAGTCATAGGCGCTGGCATCGGTGTCCAGCATGACCAACGTCGGGCTGGTGCCCTGGATCGTGAGGTTAGTGGTGAACGTCTTGCCGGTCTGCGTGGCTGGAAGCCGAGCGTCGGCGATGGTGCCAGTCAGGTTGGCAGCGTCTTGATAGAAGGAACCGTGCTGGCCATCGAGCAGATCGGCGTCGAGGCCTGAGGCTGCACCATCCACGGTCTTGATGGCAGTGAGTATCTCGGCAGGGGTTTGGTCGCCCGTTGCACCCGCTTCGATGCCGTTCAGCTTGACCTTGTCAGCAGCAGACATAAGGCCCTGAACCGTGGTGGTGACTGGAGCGATTGCGTCCAGCTTCACCTTATCGGCTGCGGCCATGAGGCCATTGCGGGTGGGGGAGGCGAGGGCCGGCCCGTCAAAGCCAGCCCCCTGTGTTTCCCTACCGAGGTCGGATGCACCGACGTCGATAGAACCTGTCATGTGTTATGCGACCCTTTGGATCAAATAGGTGTAGCCGTCGACGACTTCGGTCTGGTTCTGACCCTGAAGGTGGGTCTTGATCGAGATGATGCCACGGCTTCTCCACGTCCCAACCATCGAAGTGGGGACGGTATTGTTCAGTGTCACTGCGGGAACAGCGACGTAGAGGACCATCGTGTGACCAATCGGGTACACGGTCTCAGCGTTGGACGTACCGGTGTAGACGATTGCTGCGCCGGCAGGACCCTGTGGGCCTGTGTCGCCCTGCGGACCACGCGCACCAGCCGGACCAGTCAGACCGGTAGGACCCGCAGGACCCTGAGGACCAGCCGGACCAGCGTTGCCCTGCGGACCCGTGGGACCGGTAGGACCGGTGGGACCAGCCACGCCGTTCGCACCCTTGGCGACGACCTTCTGCCAATACGTGGTGTTGTCCGGCTGGACGTTGATCGTCTGCCCGGTGCCAACGCGAATGTAGCTCTCGCCCGACCAGTAGACGACGTCCTTCGGGTCGTAGTTCGAGGTGCCGACGTAGGTGCCCTTCCAGAGCATCCCGTAGGTGCCTGCGGGGCCAGTAGCGCCGGCTGGACCGGTCGGACCAACGACACCCTGAACACCCTGGGGACCAGTCGGGCCGGTCGGGCCTGCGGGACCAATGGGGCCAACCGCGCCGGTCACACCTTGTGGACCCTGAACACCCTGTGAGCCCTGACCGAAGGCAACGCCAGCGGACCAGTCGCCGGAGGTGTTCGAGAGCTTCCAGTACATCAGGCCGGCGTCGAGGGACAAGTAAGCGAAGCCCTTGGGGCTGCCATCATAGGCGGCGCGGTCGGAGCCAGTGCCAAATGCGTTCGGATTGAACGACGGGCCAATGATGCCCTGCAGACCCTGAGGACCGACGATGCCCTGCGGGCCTTGCGGACCATCGGGACCACGCGGGCCAACCGGACCAGTCGGACCCTGAGGACCCTGAATGCCAACCGGGCCTTGGTCACCAGTAGGACCCTTGTCACCCTCGGGACCACGCGGGCCAGACGGCATGTTGTCCTCGGTGTAGATCATGAAGGCACCGTCGCTGTCGAAGCCCATGATCTTGTTGCGCCGATCTTCAATCGACGGGATCACGAGGTTGACGCGGCCAGCATCACTCTCAGGGGCGATGACGGAGCCAGTCGCAATGTGGACCGCTACGTCTTCAGCCTCTTGGGCAACGTAGAGTGCCTGGAGGGCTGCCCTGTTGAGGTCCACAGCGCGGAGCGAGGAGCCGTCAGCAATGGTCACGATGGGGGACGCAGAGGGCGTCTCACGCGCGATCTTGACCTTCTTGCCGGTCGAGGGGATGGTGTTGAAGCGGATGGAGTACGTGCCCATCCAAACGAAGTCGCCATACGGCGTACCGTCGATGTAGACCTTGATGTGGTCACGGTCGAGGTAGGGGAAGTTGAACGTCCAGTCTCGCGATACGCCATCAGCGTCGTAGAAGACCATGGACTTAAGCGTAGAAGTGGCCATTTGTTCCTTTGGAATGAGAAAGGCCCCCAGGGGTTAGCCTGAGGGCCTTGTTTGGGAGCCGGTTTGGGTTAGTTGCGGGGGGCGCGTTCGGGGAGACCGCTGATCCACCCATTGAGGCCCATGACGATTGGCAGAGAGTTACCGAACATCAGGACACGGGAGACCTTGCGGGCCTCGTCTTGCGACCATTCGCCATCCCTGAAGATGCCGGCCACAGAGTTGCTGGCTTGGTAGATGTCGTCGAGGCCACCCGTGGTCGGGTTGCCCAGCCACATGTTGCTCGCCTGTCCCGTCGAGCGGGTGTAGGAGAACAGCGTGTCCTGCCCGGTCATGCCCAGTCCGGTGTCCACGAGCATCGGGATGATCGAGGAAGCGCCAGCGCGCGAGAAGGCTGCGGCAGCGAGGTTCTTTGGGTTGAGCCGCTCTTCGAGGAACTTCTCCCCATCCGACCGCAGCATGGCCTGAGCCTTCATCTGCATGATGTAGCCAGCGGCAGCGAATGCCGTGGTCATCACGAGCTGGTGGGCTGCGGCTAGGTAGTCCTTGTCGTGGACCATACGGGCAACCTTGAGGGTCTGCTTGCCATACGATCCGACCATGAACGTGCGGAACTGCATCAGGGCCTTGGCCAGCGGATGAGACATCCACTTGGTCATGTTCCCGATGTCGTTCTTCTGGATGATCTGACGGGACAACCGGTGAGCTGCCTGAATGAACGCCTCGCGGGCCGGCTTGTCGGTCCACTTGTCGAAGTGAGCGCGGGTGACCTTGCGGCCCGTGATGAAGCCCACCTCGTGTTGGAAGTTTCCTTCGGTGGTGAACTCCTTCATGATCCGGTCGGTCATGTCCTTGCTGAGGCCCAGGTCGGCCAACCGAGAGGCTGACATCATCCTGCCCCCGTGCGCCATGTCCGAGAACCGCTGCACGATTGCCTTGGCGGTCCAGCTTTCCAGCATGACGTTGGCTTGGGTCAGTCCCGAGATTTCCGAGGTGATCCGGTTGGCCTTGTTCAGTTTGCCTTCCACGAACTCCTTCCAGCTCGACGTCTGCTCGTTATGGAGACCGCCGGAGAACTCGTCGATGCGGTAGTCGGAGGTGTGCAGCAGCCGGTCAGCGCCAACGCCTGTGATAGCCTCCAGATCGTGACCGAGGCCAGACTTGAGGAGTGATGCTCCGTCGTCCGTCACGACGCGCCTGAAAGCAGGGGCCTGCGTAAGTGCAGCCTTCCAGCCGAGGGACGCGATGGGTGCCCCGATTTCAGAAATCTGAGCGAAGCCGACTTGGTTCATGATGCGCGAGAAGTTGTACTTCCTGACCATCCTGAGGAACCAGCCTGCGTTGGTGGCTTCCATGGCGCTTGTGGGCCGACCGAGGATCGACGCATAGGCGTACTCCAGACGCTCCACACCAGCAGCCGCTTGGGCCTTGGTGATCTTGCCAGCGGAGATGAGGTCTGCGTTCTTCTGCTTGACCTTGGTGATGTACTGGTTGAACTCCTTGTCGCTCGTGAACCCGTTGATCAGCAGTTCGCCAGTCTGGGGGTCCTTGAAGCGATAACGAGCGAGCGCCACGCGGCCTGAGACGTTGCGCATGTAGCGGGTGAAGTTCTGTCTTGCGTCGGTGACCACGAGGTCCGAGATGCCGATGCCGCGCTCGTGGACCACCCCGCGCTTCTTGCTAGGGAGGTTCTCAATTCGCATCTTCTCGTCCAGCAGCAGGCGGGCCTTGTTGTGGCCGTCCCTGCCGGCGTCCTTGGCCTTGGTCTTGCCGAACTCGTACTTCAACGCCTCGGCGTCCTTTGGGTCGAGCCCGTAGTGACCCTCCAGCATCTCGACGAGGTTGTCGAGCTGGTCAGAGCTGAGGATATGCGTCGAGACGTCTTCCAAGCCGTGCGCCCTATCGACGATGGCGTTGGTGAAGGCCTTGGCGGTGCGCTCAATCACGTCGTCAGCGAGGGCTGTGTTGGCCGACTTCATGGACCTACCAATGAGGTTGACGATAGGGTCCACGCCGAACTCGTTTACTGCCGCGATGATTGCATTGCTGTCCCAGTAGCGCGGGGAGTAGTGAGGGTCATTCGGGATGCTGTCGGTGCCAAGCACTGAGCGAGCGTCCTCGATCCCCTCCCGCGTGAACGGGTTCTGCTGAAGCTTCAGCGCTTCGGCATACAACTCGGCATGTTTGTTGCCCACGTTGACCACTGCCGGGTCATAACGATCACTCCGTCCAGTCGCCCGGTCGGTGATGTAGGCGTTGACCTCGTCGTTGAACTGACGCTCGATCTGCGCCTTGTTCATGTTCTTTTGGCGCTTGGCGTAATCCGCGAGCTGCGGGTTGTAGGTCTGGGCCTCGGTGATGCGGAACTCGTCAAAGTACCGGACCTGATCCTCGGAGGCGGCGATAGCGTTCACCGCTCCGTTGGCTTTGCCAGTGCCGTCCTGCACCATACCAGCGGCAGCCTTCACAAGGACGTTGTCATCCTGCTGCAAGCGAGCCGAGAGGTCGGGGCGGATCGGGCCAGCGAAGGTCGGATCAAAGTCATTGCCAGCCAGAAGCCCTAGCCCCTCTTCGTCGAGGAACGGCTGGTTCACGGACGCCTTAGCAGCACCCACGGAGCCGGCCTGACTAACACCCTCATGTGCCTCGGCGGCTTTGCGTCCGGCGCGCTGGAGCTGGGCTCCTTCGAACGTGGTCTCAGGGCGACCGAACAGGTGTCCGACAGCTCCACCCACGCCAGCACCGAAGACGGTCGCGGCGAGAAGATCCGTTTGTGACACGTTCGGGTTGACCGCAGCGTTGATCGCCACGGAGGCAGCGCCACCAGCGGCACCCGCCATGGCCCCTTCAAGGACCCTGCCGAGACGCTTAGCGCGATTGCCAAGGACCAGCTCAGGGGCAACAGTAGAGGCCAGAACGTCGGCACCGAGGGCCACCGGATCGAGGATCGAGTTGGCCAAGCTGAGGAAGCCACCTGTGAAGCCTCCGTTGGCGAGCCTTACGTTTGCGTCCCAGTCGGCCTTAACGCGGCTGAGGTTGTCCTGATAGTCGGCCTCGGAGACGCTGGCGAGACGAGGTGCATAGCGCTCCATCTCGGACTGAGGGATACCACGAGCTTCCAGATCAGGGCCGAGGCGCTTATCGTCCAGGGACCAGTTCGGGTCAGGCTGGAGCTGCTTGTTCTGAACAGCCAGCCAGGGCAGCGTCTGCTGCGTGTTGTAGGCGTCCTTCTGAAGCTGCCAGAAGCCGGGTTCGGCTGTCTCAACCTCAGTCGGGCGCGGGGTGTTGGTGCGCCACTCGGGGACCTCAACGGAGGTCACGCCGATGTCAGCGGATGGGTTCACCGGGGCTGCGTTTGAGCCATCAGCGGTGATGTCGTTGGAGCCACCTGAATAGGCAGCCCGTCGTCTCGTGAGGTGGTCGGCCCGAGGCCGTTCCCAGAACTCGACAAAGCGAGCGGCGGCGTCGGAGGACGATCCTGCTGCCATGACATGGTTCCATGCGCCGGCCTCAGAGCTGGTGTTCTCGTGCATGAAGTAGTCGAGCTGCGTGTCAAAGTCGGTGGCTGCCTTGCCACGCTCAGCGGCGTAGGCTTCCAGCTTGGCCTTTCTCGGGCCGTTCCACTGAGCGAGGCCGATAGCGTTGCCGCTGTCGCCAACTACTCCAGTGTCGAAGCTGCTCTCGTCGCGGAAGTTCATTGCAACGCCTTGGGCGACGTGCGTTGGCACCCCGCGCCGGGTAAGGCCCGCGATGACTTGATCTGCTGTAACCTTCATGAGGCGTCCTTGTTCAGGTGAAATGGAAAGGCCCCCGAGGGTTAGTCGAGGGCCTGAGGGTTAGCGGTTCGCACCGCCGAAGGTGGGTGGAGTGAAGCCGTTGTCTTCGTAGACCGGAGCATCCTTGCGGACACGCTTGCCGAGCTTCTTGATGACCGGCTTGCCGCCAGCTTCAGGGACCGTGACGTCGAAGGCCTCGCGGGTCTTCGGGTTGATCCAGACGTGGCCGTTGCCGTCCTCAGACTTGGCGCGCACGAGGCCGTGGAGCTTGGCAGCACCATGAACCGAGATGTCGTGAGCGGCCTGAGCATCAGCCTTGGCCTGCATGTTGGTGCCGCGCTGGCGGATCGTACCCAGGCTGACGAAGAAAGGCTCACCCTTCGCGTCATCCATTAGCGGCTGGCCTGGGTTGTTCTTGTCGACCAGCATGAAGCGACCACCGGAGCGGTTGAGGTCCTGCATGGGCATGATCGTGATGTCTCCAACCCCGATGTCGTGGTCGGTCAGCACCCCAGGGTTCTCCGTAGCGAAGTCCCCAATGATGCCGTCGAGGGCTGCCTTGTAGTTGTCCGGCAGGGCCTTGTTGTTCAGCTCCAGAAGGGTGCCATTGTAGGTGATCGAGTTGCGCTTGACGCTGTCGATGGCGATGGTGACTGCCTTGTCCTGATCCACACCACCGCGCACGAGGCGCTTGGCAATGGACGACACGCGCTGCTGCGCTGCTGCCGAGTTCCAGGGGGTCAGGCCGCTGCCGATGCTGGTTCCAAACCAACCGTCCTGCGTGGCGATGTTCTTGACCGAGGTGTCGATCTTGTCGTTCTGGGCCTTGGTGAAGTTCAGGCCATCGACTTGGACGGGCTGAGAGGTCCGCACAGCGAACTCCAGGGCACCCTGATCGGACATCTGACGGCCATCCTTGCCGGTGAGATTGTCCTTGGCGATCATGAAGCTTTCCATGAAGTCGCGGTCTTCCTCAGGAAGGTAGGACATGTAGGTGTTCTTGGAGGTGTTGTAGAGCCACCTTGCGACCTTGACCTTGTCCATCACCAGTCCCATCGCATCAGGGCTCTGGGCCATGTCGACCGAGGCTGCCTTAGCGATGCCCGAGACGGTGGCCTTGAGCTGCGGATGGTCGAGGCCGGACTGCTGAGACACGCGGAGTTCGCGAGCTGCGGTCTGGTCAGGGGTCTCCTTGCTGACCTGGGCGATCTCCTGAGAGCGACCGAGGTAGCGGTTGAGGGCTTCCTTCTTCAGCGTCTCAGCAGGCTTGGTCTTCTGTTCGCGGTTGTGATCGTACCAAGTGACGTCGGTGAGCCGGTCGAGCTTGCCCGAAGCCAACAGTGTGTCGGCCTCATGGTCGATCTGGGCCTGCTGGTCATTGTCGTAGCGGACGCCAACAGCCTTAGCGGCCTCGGCCTTGATCTGCAGGACCTTGTCAGCGTAGGCCCTCTGCGAGGACAGGGACGTCTTTCCAGAGCGTCCGGTGTACTCAGCGTCCAGCATAGCCACGGCGTACTCAGGGTTCGTGGAGGCCAGCCTGGAGGCCGCGTTGAGGTACTCCTGATCGAGCGTCTCTTCGTTGGCCCCGAGGGAGCCCTTGACGCCCAGCTCACCGCGCATGGCGTTGAGGTTCGAGGCGAACTTGCTAGGATCGACGCCTTCTTTGATCCACTGGTTGGCCTTGTCACTGACGACCGTGAAGGCCGTGTCGGTGTTCGACTGGTTGACCCTGTCGTTCCGGTATTTCTGCTGCTTGGCCAGCACCGCGGATTTGTAGCCATCCCAGGCCTTGCCGGCTGCCGCGAGGGCGTTCGGGTCGGTCAGTCCGCTCTTCTCGATGTTCTCTTGGAACTTCTTGGCGAGGAACTCTTCCGGGTTCCCGTTGTCCCAATCGAAGCTGGTCTGCAGCTCTGTGTCGGTGTCAGCCGCGAGGCTCTCAGCCCACTTGCCACCATAGACCGACTGACGTGCCGCGTTAGCGATCTTGTCTTCGGAGACCATCATCTTGCCATCAGCGATGTCCTTGCGGGTCTGCGCGAGGGTCTGGCCGGCGATGTGCATCTGGAACGCAGCATCTTCCTTGGCCCGGTCTTCTTTGGAGGACTTGCCTACGACGCCTACGAGGTTCCCGACGGTGTTCGAGAAGGAACCGAGGGCGTCGGCTAGGCGGAACAGGTTCTCGTTCTTGGCCGGCTGCGGAGGCGGTGCGTAGGTATCGGACTGCATCGGCGCTGGGCGCAGCGAGATGTCAGCCTGTAGTGGAGCTACTTGAACTCTTCCTTGTGGCATTAGGCTACCCCTGCTGCTTTGGCGCGTTGATAGCCACCGTAGGCATCGAGACCACCACCGAGGATACGGATGGCAGCGTCAGCGAACGACGGCTTCTGGCCCTGCTGGACCGAGTTGATGCGTCCCTCGGCCTGTGCCTGGGTGCTGTCCATCTCGCCTCGGAGATAGTCGGCCTGCATCTGGTAATTGTTGTCGAGGGTCCGCTCATAGCGACCCTGCTGCCCGTAGTAGTCGCCAATCAAGGCGTCGACTGAGAGCCCGGTAACGCCAGCTTCGCCGGCAGCGACCTCGGCAGTTGCCCTGCCACGCATCGCTTCGGTCTGAAGGTTCTGGGTCTCCTGGGAGGCAGCCTTGCGTTCCTGTAGGGCGCGGTTCTGGTTGGTGGCATACGTGTTGACGGCAGCCTTGTTGGCCGCGTCACGGTTGTTCTTGTAGTATTGCTGCTGTGCCGCTGCCTGTTGCGACTGGCCGATGAAGCCAGCGACGGAGCCAGCAGCGGACAGAGCGAACTGAGCAACGGCCAAGCCGACTGCGCCTACGCACATCGTTATGACCTCAATCTTGCAAATTCGTGGAAGGGACGCTTCTCGACGCCGAACTCTGGGTGGGTCCTCAGGAATGAGAAACCCATGCGCCTGAGCCAGCGGATGTGCGTGGTGTTGCGGGCGTCGATATGGTTGCCGATCAGGGGACGCACCCGGTGCAGCCTTTTGAGCCACTTAGGGGTGAGCCCGATCAGCTCTCGACGGTAGTTCATGATGGCCGGGGAAGAGACCATCCAGACGATCCCGAGGTGGGGATTGCCCTTGACGGGGTCGATGCCGAAGAGCCCGAAGACTTCTCCTGATGGCTCGACGCCGGCCCACACATAGTTCCCCTGAATGAACAGAGGTAGGGCAACCTCGGGCGTCATGCCCAAGGCTGCTTTGATTTCGTCCCGATCTGCTGAACGCAAACGCGGGGCCAAGGAAATAGCGTCGGCCACCTTGGCCCTGCGAATGGTGATCATCAAATCCTTCTGGTTTTGGCGGTGTAGCTGCCGATCCACTCGATGCTCAGGAGAGAGCAGGGGAGGTAGCTGTCGTTGACGATGTCGACCTGAACGCGGTCGTTCTTCGAGAGGATTGGAACGCGGCACGTCCCGTCGCTCAGCGTGACCGTGTCGACCTTGTTCTCCGGGTCGCCCATCATTCGTCCGTTGGTCACGTAGGTTCGCGTGGCCTGAGCCAGCGGTGTGACCTCGACGCGGAAGTAGGCGGTCTTGGAGTACATGAAGATCAGTTGGAGGAGCTGAAGCCGTCCCTCGGATAGCACCGTGGTGCCTCCACTCTGCGCCTGCTGCCGGATGAAGATGTCCGAGAGCCTGTAGCGCATGGTGTAGGGGATGCCGAAGTTGAGGGGCGTCTTGGTCAGATTGCCTCGCACAACGATGTGGTCTGGCGCTGCCTCCACAACCTCGATCTCCAGGCCGACCCTAAGGGCAACCGGATTGGTCGTTCCAGCGGTCACACAGCGGTAACCTCCGGTGGACACGTCGATCTCCATGGGGATGTACGTGAGGTCGGTGTAGGGGTCGTAGTCGACACCCGTGAGGCCTGGCACGTCCACAGTGAAGCGGCGGTCGAGGTGCGTGATGAAGTTGGAGTTGTCATCCACGCCACCCGGCTCAACGTCCATGGCCTCGATCAGCGTCTCGGTCCCTCTCTGGAGGATCAGGATCAAGCGTGAGGAGATGAAGCCAAAGTCGAGGATACGGGTCACGCCGGGGAACTGCCAGTTCGACCACGATGCCTGGAGCTTCTCGTTGTTCGACCAGTAGTATTTGTAGACCCACAGCTCATTGGGTTTCCCGTCAGACTGCACCACGAGGATGTCCTCATGGGTCGATGCGGCCAACTTGATGATGGACCCTTGGATGTACTGAGGGACGTGCCCGGTGGCGTCTTCTGCGGATGCCTCGCCTGACGCGGCGTCGATGCGGTACTCCCTGACCATGGAGAATTGCCCACGGTCTACCGGGAAGAAGATGGCATCGCCAACCGCAACCGGCCTTGCCTTGCTGGACGCCGAGTAGGACGTTGAGGCGCGGATCGAGGCGGTCTTCGGGGTGAGTAGCTCGTTACCCTTGAAGGTGAACTGGTTCTGGTCAGCGAACAGGACGAGCCTGTCAGCGAAGCCAATACCAGACCGCAGGATCGACACGTTGGTCTCGGAGGACGCCACGTCAATCGGATCATCGTCCAGCAGCGCCGTGGCCGTGGACTTCCAGAAGTCGAAGAACGATCCCGCACGAGACAGGACCACGTTCTCCCCTGTGAGGAGGCCGAGGCGGTTCTTGAAGAACACGACGTCGCTGACCGTTTGGCCAACGAAGGATGGAGCTGGCGAGGTGATCTCGTCGCCGGCCTTGCGCTGGTCCCATGTGGCCTTCTTGAAGGTGAAGGTGCCGTTGGCCTCGCGGACGAGGACGTGGGGCATGGTTGCCGCGTCGAATGCCTTGCTGGCACCCGGCTTGGATATCTCTCGCCACACACCTGGGGTGCTGATGGTGTCCGTGGGGGACTGCTTGCCGAAGCGGACGTAGTAGTCGTCGAACTTGGTCGAGACGGAGCCGGTGATCTGGATCGCCACGCCCTCGGTGCAGAACGGAGGGAGGTCCGAGAAGTCCTGAGTGGTCTTCTGGATCGCCTTCATGGCATGGCCGTTGTAGCCATCCTCGACGCCGATGGAGAACGCAGCGCCGTCATTGCGCTTGATGTAGATCGTCCCCTTGTTGGCCGTCACGGTCCAGCCGTTGCCAGCCGTGAAGCCTGCTGCGACGAGGTTCGTGTCGGTGCCCTTCCAGGCCCAATCGCCGTTGGCGCCACCGTTGACGGTCGTGGACAGAGCCACGGTCTCGCCAGTGGTCAGCCTGCGCGCGATGAAGTTGGTATCGACTGCAGGAGCCTGGGCAGCGCTGGTCCCATCAGGGGTGCGATACCAAGCGACCACAGCACCGTTGAGGGTGATCTTGTAGTCCTTGCCGTAGTTGCCGGCCATGACGTAGACCAGGGCCTCGCTAGGGGACAACTGCTCGACCACTGCGGGGTCCATTGCAACGACCTTGGTGGTGTTGCTGACGAACGTGTAATCGCCCACCGTGACCGTCCTGTAGGGTGGCTTGGCGGGGCCTGCGGGGTAGCTGAGGTAGGAGAACCCATCGGGCGTGTTGACGGTCTTCTCGATGCCGTCGAGGGTGAACACGCGGATGCCCGTAGGGGACATGAGGACCTCGTAACGCTCGGTGGTGTCACGGTCGATCATGTGGGCGTGGACTGAAGCCGGGACGGAGCCGTTGATGGCAGCGATGCGCTTGGTCGGCGGGCGCTTCCTCAGGCCGTCCACGACGGTCGAGTAGGCGTTGACCTGAAGCTCACCCTGGGAGGCCAGACGGAGCGCCATGGCCTGTTGACTGACGCCGTTCGCGAGGCTCGGGATTGAGCCGCTGATCTTGGACACGTTAGGTTCGGACCAAGAGGTTCCGCACGAACTGGCTATCGGTCAGCATGTTCGGGTCGGTGCTGTCCAACTCTTCCTGCATCATCGCGGCGCGGGCCTGAAGCTCGTCCTGAAGGGTGTAGGAGTGGATGTTGGCGTCACCGAAGTAGCGGTCTTGGTATTTCCGAGCCGCCTTGATGGTGATGTACATGCGAGCCGAGGAAGGCATGTCCTCAAAGTCGAGGCCTTCCACCAGATCGACCGTCACCGGGGAGGTGAAGGTGTAGGTGTTGTCGGTCTTGTTGAAGAGGCGCAGACCGCGCTGTACGCAATTCATAGCCGCACTTTCCCCTACGGTGTCGACCTTAAGGGTGTTACGGGGGAGCCTGATCTCGCCCGACTGATCGGGTGTGATGGAGAGGCTGTCGAGGGTGTTGAAGTTCCAACCCTGCGTCTGGACCTCCACGGAGGTTGCGCGGAGCGTGTTCATTGCGAGCGAGGCGTCAATGACGATGTTGTCTTCCAGCGTCGAGATCGGGCTTTCCGAACCGGTGGCGAGAACCTCGTTGAT